CTTATACTGTATCATAATCATATCCTTCGTGGATCTCATGTCCAGAAGTTTCAATTGAAGATTGGTGGCGCTCCGGGAATTCAAAGTCCCACTGGCGTTCTTTCCATTCTATATTCTCATCACGTTCATCGTCCTCGACCTTCTTATTACGGCGGTCAATAAATTCTTTTGTGACTTTACCCTTAAATTTCATCATCCATATAACCTACTGTTTCACGTTCAATATCATTATGATTAAATTCTGCCCAGTATAACTCATAAGCTACACCTGACTCGATGCATTCGAATTGGTGGTAAAGACCAGGCTTGACCTTATGGTAGTCGCCTTCTTTTAGGATAGTAACATCCACCAGATCATAATCTCGTTGCCAAGTTCGGATTAACATCTCACCGGACTCTACATAGAATCCATTCCATTTATATCGATGTAAGTGCTTAGAGCAAACACCTCCAGCTTCCATCTCGATACGATGAAACTCTAAAGCGCCATTGGCTTCAATTAGTTCTGTCGTGCCCCATACTTTTCCTGCTTTCATTTGGTCATCTCCGTCCATGCTATGATTGCAAATCCAATAATAATTAAGGCTAGAATAGCCACCGCTGTAAATACTTCACCCATTGATAAATGTCCACCATCCAGTTAAAATTTCTTTTTCTTGTGTTTCACTAACAATACCGCGATGAGTGTGTGTCCATGGTGCAGGCCAGATTACCGTTCTACCTTTAACTGCTTTTAATTTCATATCTTGGTATAAAAATTCGGTGCCGCCTTCAAAAGTGTTATCGGGATCCTCGACCGTATTAAGATATGTCATAAAAACTAAGTGTCGTGCACCCCCGACTTCATTACCAGTCTGTTCCATATGCCACGCCTTAAAGCCTTCGCCCAGCTTATACCACTGGTAGTTCATCAATTCTTTAATAGCATATTGGTTTACGTTATTTGACCACTCATATTTTTCATGATACTTCGATAAACAAGGTCCCAAAACCTCGGTGATATAAGAATCCGATAGGCTAGGAGGCCAATCGTAAGAACTCATATCGGTAGAAACTTTTGTATCATAGGCATTTGTCGATTGGGTAACATTACCTTCGCCGTCACTATGGGATACAGTACCTTTATAGTGATACTGGGGATTGGCATGAAAATAAGTCTGGAATTTTTCAATTAATTCGTCCGACATGGAATTGTCATAAACTTCAATAAAGTTAGTCATAATTTACTCTCCGATAATTCTCTAATACGAATATGAGCATTGTTTAATTGCTCTTGTAGTTCTTTCACATTCTGTTTTAGGATCTCGATTGTATTAGCCTGCGATACAATTATCTTCCTATTCTTTTCGGCTTCCATTTGATCAGGTAACATTATAATATCCTCTTGCAATATCTAAAAGCTGGTAGTCTAACGAATAAACTTCAGCTATCCTATCATCATCTATTTGATTAAACTGATCCTCATACTCGTGGTATAATTCTTGTTTTATTTTATTATCCGTTGATTTATTATGAAAGCCAAGATTGATATTGTATCTAGATTTAAAATCTTCAGATAACTTCCCATTGTCCACAAATACAAAGTCACATTTAGATAGATCTAACCCTATACAATGATCAACCTGTCTGTAGAAATGTTTATCAAAAAACCCGTCTTCATATTCAAATTGCTGCCATTGGTCATTGAATTTAGTATGAACCCACTCATCAAAATGATCAGGGCTTTCATGGTCATCGGTCTCATAAGAAATGTATATAATTTCCAGTATACACTGTCGGAACCTTTTAACAGGATCCCTTAAAGGTATTACTGGAATAGCATCACCAATATTTTTTAAGTGATAGTTCATTTCATTATCAGGATGCCAACCTTTGTATGCTTGCCACCAAGATGCGTTTATCGACTTAGATGCATTCTTAGGAATATCCATAAAGAATAGGTTGTCTCTTTTATATCCAATCCCTAAATGGTATTGGTTTTGTTCAGCCCAACTCTTTACTGATTGCATATCAGTATTGACAACATTGTGGTTATGAATATATGTGTTTTGTTTAAGAGTAGAAAACATTAACCAATAATACCATTTCTATAAACATATTCTAGCGCGTTGTTGGCCTCTTTTTCCATTGGCCGATTCTCATACCAATTACCAGTGTCGCGATCAAACTGCTTACATAGTTGTTCGATCTCTCGTGCTGTTATAGGATAACCTTTTGATACCGCTTGTCCTGCAACGGCTATCATTATCTGATACATTTTAGCGTACCAGCCAGTATTACTTATAGTAATATAATCGGCAGCAAGCTTCTTAGGCCAGAATGGACAATCAGTATAACCAGACCAACTGTAGTTAGTATTCTCTAAGGCTGACTTACGATGATCGATGACTTGCTTTGCCCATTCATCTGGTAGTCGGTCTAGGAAATTCTCTGCACGTTCTTTTAAGGAATAAGGATGTTTACCGCAAAGATCATCAACAGGTATGGGATCGCCAGTATTAGTAAAAATGAAGTTGTGAGCACCAGCATACGTTGCAGGGACGTAATACATTCTAGATAGATCTTTAGTTTGCTTATCTCCGATGCTTTCCAGCTCGGTGTTAAGTGCGTACCAGAAATGTTTGATTCTAGATTGTTCAACCTCCGAATCAAGTCTGAAGACAAGACGGAACTTCGGAAAATCCTCCTTACTGCTAGCGGTACTATAACACACAAAATCCCAATTACCAAAACGGCTAACAAGTTCATCTTCTAGATTTCCTTTAAATTCATGATCATCAACGTCAATAGCAGCCCAGCCTGCCCAACCCAATACGTTTTTATTGGCTCGAGTAGAACCTGGTGAGTAAGTAGCCGGTGATATAAGTTCTGCATCTTCTTTTCCATCTAATTGTCTTTTAGATAATTTGTATAGTAGATTTTTAAACTGGTCCCAAGTATTTAGGTCTATACGTTTATCAGTTTTGTTATCAAATCTGCTTTTGAATATAGTCAAAGAATACATTATACAAAGAACGCGTCCAGAGTAGCTCTGGGTTCAGTCTCCCAGTTGATTGTGTCCAAGATGGGTTGCAAAGGATCAATGAACCCCTTAGTAAACATTTTACCATAGTCGACATGGGGATGTAAACCCAATTCCTTCGGTAAAATCGTGGGAAATGCAATAATGTTCTCCTTGATCTTATTAGGCTCCTTTAGGTACAAGAACTTAATCTTATCCCCCTCTTTTATGTAATCGTAACGGTTACCAACCGAAGCTTTGGATAGGTAGTGATTATATAAGAGAGACCCGCGGACATGAATTGGGGTACCCTTTGTGTAGATTATTTTATGATCTTTCCATTTATCTATCTCTGTGACCCCGCGGGGAAACGCTGCTGCCTCTGGGGGTAAAGCATAAAACTCTTTTTTGAAATCTGCAATGTACTTTTGAACCTCAGATTCGGTGGAACCCATGATAAGCTTAAATATGTGTTTAAATTTATCCCGCATGATCTCTGGCGTGGAAGACTTGATAGCTTCAATTCCCATGATCTTAATCTTTGGTTCAGCATACTGTACACCCTCAGAGTTATGTACGTTTAGGATGTAGCGTTTTTTCGCTTGCCAGATGCCGCGGTCTGCAATGACCTCACGTTCCATAACCATCCGATTCTGGTATCCGTTTGTTTCCTCGAATAGCTCTTGCATGGAACGCTCGAACATAGGATTGAAATGTTCCTCACAGATCTTAGATAGCCACTGGACAGGGTCTTTAGGATTAAACTTCTTTACCAGGCCAGAGAAGTTAACATAGACCGAATCTGTATCAATTGCAATAACATAATCTTTATCAGTATCAAGGAGCTTGTTTAGTTCTGCATTAACGGCAGACTCACACCACTTGATAACCTTTTGGCCTGTAAGTGTAATGCCCTCGGCGATTCGAAGATCAAAGTATCGATACCACTTATTACCAAGGGCACCAAACAAACTATTGAGCAAAATCTTAATAGCCATTTGCCGGTTTTGACAACGAACAATCTCACGTTCAAGTTCAACGGATTTGTTTTTTTGGTACTCTTTTTGTGCAGCCAACATTTGATTCTTTACGATCTTACGTTCTGCATAGTAGTCCACAATGATCTTGGGCATGATGCCTTCGAAGTCTTTTCGATAAAAGCTATTGTTAGCAGCCCGTGCATAGTCACCATTTGCATCCATCTCCATCTGTGAGATAATAGTTTCTGGTGACATATTCCACTGAGCAATAATGTTAGGATACAGAGAGTTTAGATCAAAGCTAACCACCCATTCGTGCATACCAATCTGTGGTTCTTTCACGTACCCGCCCGCGAACGCGACTGTCTGACCTGCCAACTTATCCCGAGGTTTCATAGGGGGAACCGCAATCTTTTTCTTATTCAGTTCGCGATAGACAATAGAATCCCAAATAGATGTAGTACCCATGACGTCGGTAAAGTTAACACCGGCTTTATATGCCAGAGTGAATGCTAAACCCATAAGGCCAGTCTTGTCATTGATACGCTCAACCAATTCAACGTCTTTAATATTATAGTCGATATAGAGCTGATGGTTTTCTTTATATAGATTCTTTAGGTTACCATACTCTTCATATGATAGTTTACGTTCACCAAGAACCACGCTGGAAATATGATTAAGACTATAGCTTTCCTGTGGGCCATAGGCATAACCAAACTTCTTGAACAAATCGAAGTAATCCATTTGACTAATACCAACAATCATATATGAATCCTGGTTCATGTTTTTGAATTGTACAGCTTTATGACGTGGTTCGGCATTCCACGGTGATAGCCGCCTGGCTGCTTCCATTGTACCAATACGGAGAATACGATTAATAATATAGGGCATATCAAAGAAGCGGATGTTCCACCCAGTGATTACGTCTGGATAATCGGATTCCCAATACATTAGGAACTTGACCAATAACTCTTCTTCCGAATTACACTTATGGTATTGTATAAGGAGATGTTTGTGCGGGGATTGTTCTACGTCATACTCGCCGCATGCCCAGACGTGGTAAACATTAGACCGGCTGGATTTAATTGTAATAGCAGTAATAGGATGAAGGGCTTCTTCGGGGGTGGGAAAGCCGTCTTCTGAATGAACCTCAATATCGATGTTGACGACATTAATCTTAGACTCATCGAACTTTATTTCACCAGGGTGCTTTTTAGCAATGAACTGCATGACCGCACGATCCATACCACAATATGGTTTGCTGCCAGGTATTTCACGTTCTTTTACAAAGTTTCGCAAAGCCGATGGCGAGGCTAACTTCTTTTCTTTTACATTATGTCCATGAATAGATTTCCAGGCGGTTTCTTCCTGGCAATATTCAAACATGGTGGGTTCAAATTCGTATTTGTGTTTGAACCCGATACCGTTGTCCTTTATACCACGATACACTATGCGGTTCATATATGTGTCAACTGATGTGTAAAAACTCATGCATTTCTCCTATAGATCGGAGTATTATAATGTAAAAAAAGGGATTTGAAAATCCCTATTGTAGATAAAGTTCGACAATTTCTTCGTTATCTAAGAAATGAAATTCTGATAGATATTCGCGAATGTTTTCGGTAGATCCGGAAAGGGTCATACAGGGATTACCACCAGCGGGTCCAATGGCGATGAATGATTCAATTTTCAGATTGTATTTTTCTAGGGCCTCAAGGTAATCACCAAGTGGACAATCATGTGCAATATCGATTTCGAATGTTTTTGTCATAGATATCTCCTTTGTAGACGATACCTTTATATCGTAAAAAAAGGGAGTTGTAAACCCCCTTTTTTCATTTTATCCGAATTATTTTTTCTCTGAAACAAAGCTGTACATTTCTTTAGCTTTATCCATTAGATCTTCCATAGAATAAGGTTGGCAAGCTTTGTGAAATTCTTCGACCGTTGCTTTATTTGCTTCGAACTGCTGTCTCCAAAAGTCCATATTAATTTGGTACTGTTGATCCATGTAGTCTTTTGCAAGTTTGAGCATGTCTGCTCTGATTTCGAAGGGATTTTTGTTTGACATATTAGTCTCCTGTGTGTTGTGTATAGGGCAGATTACTCTGCCCATAATTATTTGTTTTGCAAGTTCTTCAATTCCATCATAACATTCTTAGCTTGCTCATGGTATCCCATTCTAGTAAGCTCTGATGCTGCACGAGAGTGACCAACTACTAATGTGAAGCGCTGAACTGATTTCCACGCTGCTGACAGCATAGATACCACTTCTTGTCTAAGTGACCACCAAATGTGGGTTACTTGTGCCACCATTATACCCACCCTCTCAGGTTTTGATTCTGATAAGCGATATATCTAATATCACCTCTATGAATTCCAATATCGTTTAAATCTTTATCGGACAAAGCCATCAATTCGTTGTATGTTTGGCGCTGTAGTTTGTTTAGTTCACGTGCTTGTTTCAATGATTTAAAGAACTCAATGAACAGTTCAACTGTTCTCGTTAAGTAGCTGTGGGCTACCAGTACTGCTTGTGTCATGTTCGACCTCGTTAAATTTTCCAATTGTAATTTTACGAGGACGCATTTCTTCAGGGATAACATACTTCAATTCTATTGCAAGTATTCCATCCTGAATATCTGCTCCGTGCACTTTTACATGCTCAGACAGCCGGAACGTGCGTTTAAACTTCTTAGTAGAAATACCACGATGAATAAAATCACGACCCTTTGATACGTGCTCACCAGTTACTGTCAAAGTACGATCCTTGACTTCAACAGAAAGCTCATCCCTTGAGAATCCAGCCACAGCCATTTCAATCAAATAGTCTTGATCTGATGTCTTAATAATATTGTGGGGTGGATAGTTGTCT